TTGTTGGTGACTATATTATATAGTAAGTGATACGAAAGTGTAGAATATTTCGGTTTATTTTCAAAAGCAGAGATTATCTGAAAGAGATATTAGGGGTAGGCAAAACAAAAATCTGCCAGAGAATGGAAGATTTAATGTATTTAGGGGAAATCGTGTTTAGACTATTTAGGTTATTTAGGCTATTTAGGTCTTTTAGGTCGTGTATGGACTATTTCGTACAAACGACTATTCGGATCCTGGTGTCCGATGCGGCAAAATTGAAATTTTGAAATTAAAATTTTATTTTTTAAAATATATTTTTTGAGATTTAATAAGTAATATTTTTTCATAGTCAAAATATAATAAATTACTTAGTACTGACAAGGTATACACTTTTTACTTTTTAGATAATTTTTACTATAAAATAAGAGAGTCAATTTTGACAACTTAAAAAGGATATTTAAAAATGACTACTAAAAACAAAATAAAAAACTATCAGAAACTAGATAAACCTGAAAAAATATTTTTATTAACTTTTTTACATCAGTTTGTTGAAAGGAAACTAAACCAGACAAGATGTGTTGACCCGTACATCTGGTCTAGAATCTTTGACTATATAAGAGAAGAGATAAACGACATTAATAATATTGTCGATAATTCCAAAATATTAGAAAATGTTAAAAAAGAATATATAAAAAACAAAGAGGCAAAAAATGAAAAATAAAACTCAAAAACTTTTATCAATTGGTAGTGATTCCAAAACTATCAAAGGTAACAAATATCATTATTCAACTGCCATTTTATATTTAGCAAGTGCTAAACAATCTGGTTTTAATGTTTGTCCGTCTGCTAGTAATCAATGTATAGAGGATTGTTTGTTTTGGTCTGGTAGAGGTAGAATGAAAAACACACAAAACGCCAGAATTAAAAAAACTCAACATTATTTTTTAGATAGAAAAAAATTCATGCATCAATTAAAGCATGAAATAGAATTATTTATAAAAAGGTCTATAAAAAATAATGTCAATCCTTGTGTTAGATTAAATGGTACAAGCGACATTAGTTTTGAAATATTCAAATATAAAAATGGATTAAATATATTCGATAATTTTCCAGACTTGCAATTTTATGATTACACATCGGAATATAAAAGAATGTCAAAATATATGAATAATAAATTACCTAAAAACTATCATTTAACTTTTAGCAGTAAAGAAGACAATCAAAAACAAGTATCAAGCGTGTTAAAAAATGGTTTCAATGTTAGTGTAGTTTTTGAGAAAAATCTACCATTATTTTATAAAGGATGTAGTGTTATTAATGGCGATGAATCAGACTTACGATTTTTAGACGATAGACTATACGATAATCATAGAAAAAATATAGTAGATTTAAAAACATTAATGAGTAATCGTATTAATAGTATTAGAGGATGTATTGTTAAACCTGATAATAGATTACCTAAAATTATTGGTTTAAAATATAAAAAGTCTAAAGGTAACAATGTAACAATTGGTAAAAATTCTTTTATCATTAAACAGGGAAAATAATATCATGGAAAATTTTATCAATTTAATAATAGCAATTTTTTTAATTTTTAGTTTTTTATCTCTAAGTGTTTTGATAACTTTGTTTTGTTATTTTTATCTTTTTAAATAGTCAATAGTAATTAATAAATTAAATGCCTCTTTATTGAGGCATTTTTTTTATTTGCTTTTTATATAGTTTTATGGTATTTTTAACAATGTCAATATTGACAACTATAAAAGAGGTAATAAAAATGGTAATACTAAAAGAGATTAAAAGCAAATTAAAAAATAATGGTGACATGGTTTTAATTCCAAATAATAAAAATTCGATATATATTCATTATGGAAACTATACATTTAATAAAAGAATGAAATATTTTCTTGATTACAATGGAATATTTATACAAAGCAATTACACTTTAAAACCAATAATAAACAAACTAAATAAAATTTTAAAAGAGGTATAACAAAATGAAAAAACAACACATAAAAATCATAAAAACTTTTTTAAACAATGGCAAGTATAAATCAAAACATTTTAATGTTAAAAACAAATGTTTATATTTTGATAGTGTCAAGATAGCATATAAAGGTAATCACGCCAGGGGAGATAATGTCAAGATCATTTTTAATACTAAAATCCCTACAGGCTTGTACAATGACTTACTTTGTTTTGTGTCAACTGTATATCAACTAAAACACTATAAAGGTAATAGATGCTTACAAGGTCGAACTGGCATATACACAAATCCAGTTGATAAAACTGAAATAGGTTTTTTACGACCATATATAAGATAAATTAATACTTTTTAATAACAAAATTAATCCCCATTAATCTGGGGATTTTTTTTATCTGTAAAGTATTGCATCTAGTAGCAAAATACATTACAATCGGTTGTATTTTCCAACAACACAAAAAGCACTTTTAAAGGTGCTTTTTTTTATATCTATAGTAAAGAGTATCTATTTAATAAAAGTACTCTAAAATCTAAAATTTAAAGCATTTAATAATTACCCTTGCAGATAATCAATACTATAAAGAATTAGTTATCATCAACATGGTGATTAATAAAGTATCAAATAGTAATAAAGATATTAAAAAAGATAAAGGATATTAAAAAAAGATAAAGGATTCATCATCCTACATTTTTATTTTTATATTTCATTTAACAATAATTCAATAATAATTATTAAAATCTGGCATTATTTATTCTATTTTTTTAGATCTTAATATCATGCTGCTAGTAATAACCTAGTATTTTAATCAAGTATTTATTATTAATCATATATATCTATTTATATAGATGATCCTATTAAATATATATATAATATCATGTATATGTGTATTTTCCTAGTAAGAACATTTTGTGATCCTGGATCAAAAGAGGGGCCATCCCCACTAACTTTTTATTTTTTATAGTGTTCTACCTCCCAGACACAAAAAACGCAATTTCAAAAAAAAATGAAATTCAATCTATTAATGTGTTATAATACGCTAATAAGAATCATTCGCATTTAAGAGGATATATGAGTAAGCTAGATACAATTAAATTATATGAAGATTCTGAATATATAAGATTATTCGGTGATGATGATACACCAGAAGGGGTAATGGAGAATGTATATAAAAAAGAACTAGGTTCTAGTTTTGAAAAAGTAGAAAGTGGTGTGGTTATTGGAAAGACTAAGGAAAAAGCAGAAAGACTACCACCTAGTCCACCTATGTCACCTTTCGGGGATTAAAAATGGAAGAAAAACCAAAGAAGCGGGGTAATCCCAACTTCTATAAAGGAATGCCTGCTTTGAATCCTAAAGGTAGAGAGAAGGGTTCTGTTAATAAGTTTACTGCACTCTCTAGAGAGATAATGTCTGCTAAAGGCCCAGAGGTTGTACAAAAGGTTATCGACAAAGCTATGGAGGGCGATGTTCATTGTCTGAAGATGTGTATTGATCGGATATTACCTGTACAGAAAGCGGTTGATCCTCATAAGAATAGAAATGATGCCCAGGTGATTATTAATGTATCCTCTATAGAATCAATTGAAGAACAAATCAACAAGACCCCGAAAGAGAAGCTTGTGAATCCAAAACAAAAGAATGAGGATGAAGTAATCGTTAATGTAGCTGCAGATGGCTGAATTAAACATTGATCTACATCCTGCTCAGTTGCAGATATTCAATTCCGAGAAAAGGTTTAAGATTGTTGCTGCTGGCAGAAGGTTTGGAAAGTCTTATCTATCTGCGTGGTTATTATTGATTAACGCTATTCAGTCTGAAAGTAAGGATGTTTTCTATGTTGGCCCGACATTTCAGCAAGCTAAAGACATTATGTGGGGGATGTTAAAGGACTTGGGTAAGGATTTGATTGTTGCTGCCCACGAGAATACTGCTGTATTAACTCTTATTAACGGCAGGAAGATATATCTCAAGGGAAGTGATCGGCCAGATACACTTCGCGGCGTTGGCTTGGCATTTTGCGTGTTAGATGAGTATGCGAACATGAAACCCCAGGTATGGGAACAGATTATAAGGCCCACGCTTTCAGATGTGCAAGGTGGTGCACTTTTTATTGGCACGCCCGCAGGCAAGAATCACTTCTTTGACCTGTATAACGATGCCTTTGAAGATGATGATTGGGAAGCCTTTCAATTCACCTCGATAGATAATCCCTTTATCCCAGAAAAAGAGATAAAGGCTGCAAGTAAAACAATGTCCTCTATGTCGTTCAGACAAGAATTCGAGGCATCATTTGAATCCTTTTCTGGTGGTATATTCAAGGAAGAATGGTTTAAGGTAGATGAAGAACCAGAAGAGGGAAGTTATGTTATTGCTATCGACCCTGCTGGATTTGAGGCGATAGAGAAAGAACGGAATTTAAAACGATCCAGGCTGGATGAAACGGCTATTGCGATCGTGAAGATAGATAGAGATAAGTGGTGGGTGAAGGATATCCTCCACGGCAGGTGGAATGTCAAGGAAACTGCTAAAAAGATTCTTCATTCAGCGATTAAAGTTGAATCTGCTACAGTAGGAATTGAAACTGGCTCTCTGAGAAACGCAATCTTACCCTATTTGGAAGATGAAATGCGTACTGAGGGTCGATGGGTAACCATTATTGAGTTACGCCATGGTGGCAAGAAGAAAACAGAGAGAATTACTTGGTCGCTGCAAGGAAGAATGGAGCATGGGCAAATCTCGTTTAACCCAGATAAGGATTGGAGGGATTTTAAGTCACAATTGCTAGATTTCCCGAACCACTTGGCACATGACGATTTGTTAGATAGTTTAGCCTACATAGACCAGGTTTCGGTGGCGGACTTCGCCCACTCAATAGAATTATCAGACGAATGGAGGCCCCTAGACAATGTCGCTGGATATTAATAAATATCTAAATGAAGATTTAGATTTAGAGGAAATGGAAGACCTTATCGCTTTTAGTAATGATCAAGACACACTAATGCATCGTTATGTGCTAGCGTGTCAAATTATAACTGATTTAACATCAGAAGATCAACTACCAAACAAGGAGTTTGGAGAGGCAGTTGATTTAAGTATTTGTAAGATGTTGCGTGATGGGGCGGTTGAAGTAGAGCAAATTAATACCTCATATCACTAAATGAGAATGATTATCACTTGCATCTAAGTGAATAATCTGTTATACTCGCACGGAATTTGGAGAAAACTATGAACCCTGACTATTAATGGATAAAGAAAATCAATACCAGGCTTTAGCAAGTTGGCTATCTTATAGACTTGAAAGCTGGAGAACACATAGAAATATAAACTATATCCCGATGTGGGATGAATACTATCGTCTTTGGCGTGGTATCTGGTCTGCTGAAGATAAAACTAGACAAACCGAAAGATCCAGGCTTATTGCTCCTGCCCTACAACAAGCGGTAGAATCA